AGAGGTTAAAGCTGAGCCTGAGTATATAACTGTTTATGACAGAGGCAATACAGGCCGCAGAGTTAATAAAGCAGAGTTTTTAGCTGATAGTCAAGAAACAGGAGACTTTATTAACGAAGAAGTTAAGGGCTTTGTTCCTGATCTTAAACGAATTTTATATAGGACACAGCGGAACATATCAGAAACAATTTTAAGTTTTACTGATGAAGATAAGCTTAACAGCATGTCTGGAAAAGAAAAAGAAAATTACTTAAACGTAATGACGGAAGTTACTTTTGGAAATTCTATGGTTGCTACGAATTGGAATGATCCCGATGTTGTAGGTAAAGACGGACGCATAAAGCCTTTAGCAACAGTGTCAGGCGAAGTAGTTAACTTAGGCGCTTTAATTTATGGCGGCGGTAAGTTTGCGGCTTTAGCTAAAGCGCCTAGTAAAGTTGTTGCGGCATTTCCTAAAATCTCTAAAGCCGCGTCTAGTATTTTAGGCTTTGAAGCTTCAACGCAATTGTTTTCTGATTTTGATAACAATGTATTCAACATGGTTAAAAGCGTTTCAGAAGATTCTGAGTATGCGGGTAAGGCTATTGTTGATTTTATGGCGGCTTCAGAGGATGATACTACTTCAGAAAAACAATTAAAGCTTCTTGTTGAGGGTTTAGGTTTCAGTGCGGTTATGGGCGTTGTGGGCAAGATACCTAAAGTTTCAGGGGCGGGTATTACACTCGCTAGGCAAAAAGCTTTTGGAAAACGCGCAGATGAAATGACACGCGAAGAACTAGACGAAGCGACTATGAAGTACTTTAAAGCACAAAAAGTTAAGCAAAGTGTGCGTGGCGACAGTATTGCAGAGACTGAAGAAGGTCTCAAACAAATACTAGCGCAGAACGCTAAGGGTACAAAGCTTTTTGGGGAGTCTGGAACAGGTTTAAAGCAACGTGTAAAAGATACTTTATACGCGGCAGACACTTATATAAATAAAACTAAACAACAAATGTTAACTTCAAGGGGTTACATGACTCCGTTAATGTTTGAGGCGGCTACAAATTCTAAATTTGGGCAACGTCAATTAATATCTGCCGCTGAAAATGTAGCTAACAGGTTAAACATAGCCATTAATAAAGCAGAAAATGATCCAAAACTTTTGAAAAAAATTAAAGTTTTAATGGATTCAGACCTTTCTTCTGCTTTTAAAGTAGCCCCAGAAAAAAGAATAGCTTTTTTTGCTAAGCAACGCAACATACCCGAAGACGTAGCAGAAGCTGTTTTAACTGCACGATCACAGATAGATGCTCTGTCTACAAAAATTTTAAACACTAAAGGTTTTAGTGATGATGCTTATGAAGCAATACAAGCAAATTTAAAAACTTATATGCGAAGGTCGTATAGGTTTTTTGAAGATGCTGGATATAAGCCGACTGACGAGGCTAAGAAAAAAGCTTTAAGATACATGGAAGATGTTAAAGTAAATGATGCTGTTGAAAAACGGACAACTAAAGGAGAAACTATTTCTGAAAAGCAGTTGGAAAGTATTAGAGTTAGAGCTAATAAAGATGCAAGTTTTGAAATTGATGAACTTTTAGGGAACACTGACGAGCTTAGAGATTATGTTTCTCAAGTTAAAAGAGTAGGAAAATTCTATCAAAAAAACAACGAGCTATCTCCTGAGATTCGTGAACTATTAGGCGAAATAGATAATCCTTCTGAAAACATTATATTAACTATATCTAAAGCCGCTCGTATTGCTGAAATGCAAGACTATTATAATACAGTTAAAGGGCTTGGACAAAGTAAATACATTTTTACCGCAGGTTCAGATGCTGCAAGGGGTAAAAGCAGATACAACGTAACGATAAAGGGAACTAACTCTGCTCTTGATGGGCAAAAAACTACACAAGAAATAGCAGACGCTCTTTCTAGAAGAGAAGAAACTTTTAAAACTTTAGAAGCTGATGGAGTTGCAGGAGCATCTTGGCGTTTTTACGTAGGGCAGAAAGGACTTACTCAATCTTTAAAAACAACTTATAGCCATGCCACACACGCTCGTAACGTCATGGGCGGGTATCAGTTCGGATTAGCCAATGGTAGAATAGCCTCGCATGTTAGCGGTGATGCCTCAGATGTTTTAAAGAATAAAGTCTTTAACAAAAAAGGCCGCATAAATAAAAAAGCCCTTGACGAAGCATACGAAGATTATTTAGGGTTGGGAGTTATAAACACATCCGTTAACGTAAATCAATTTAGAGAGATGTTAGAGACAGGATTTAGAAGCAGTACTCCTAGAGTTGACAAACTTAAAAAGTCTGCGGTTGGCGATTTTGTTTTAGAAAAACCTAACGAAATCTATATGGCTTCCGATGACTTTTTTAAAATAGGAGCCTATGAAGCAGAGTTAAAAACTCTACGAGAAGCTTATCCAGAAATGAGCGAAAATATGCTTAAACAAGAAGCGGCTTCAGTAGTTAAAAATACTATGCCTAACTATGATTTAATTCCTAAAGGTCTTAAAGCTTTAAGAAATATGCCGTTTGGTAACTTTGTTGCCTTTCCTGCTGAAATAACACGAACATCTTTAAACATAGTTAAACAGGCCAGTAAAGAAATAACGTCCGGTAATGCTGTTATGGCGAAACGCGGCAAGCAAAGACTCGCAGGTTTTGTAACTACTAACAGCGCAACCTATGGGGCGGCTCATGCTTCTTATAGTTTAATGGGGTTTTCGGACGAAGACGTAGAGGCGCGTAGAGTATTACTGGCAGGGCCATATAGTGATGGACATAGCTTAGTATATTTTAGACTGCCTAACGGTAAAGAAGGACACATAAATTTACAGTACTTAGATTCGTATCAAAGCAATAAAGCTTTTATTCAGACTTTTTTTCAAGAGCTAGAAGATGGAAGTTTAAAGGGAGAGGAACTTGATAAAGTAATTTTAAAAGCGGGCATGGAAAGCGCCAAAGAATTTTTAAAGCCGTACACTTCTCAGGCTATTGCTACAGGGCCGTTACTTTCTATAACTACTGCTCTTTTAGATAAGGATGGAAAAGATTATAGAGGTAAAACAATCTTTGGTGCAAAAGGAGCTAACGTTAAAGAGCTTGGAAAACTTTTAGGACTAGCCTATCTTCCGGGATCGGCAATTACTTTTGATAAACTTTTTAAAGATGAAGATAAAGCTGACAAGCATGGTAACTATCCGCAACGTCAAATGTTTAGAAACTTAGAACAGGCAGGTATTAAACCTGTTGAAAATGATTTTGAAAGGGGTTTTGATTATAAGTTACAAGACTACAAAATTTTAGATAGACAAGTAGGTTTAGATAGTATTAATAACGAAAGCACACCTAAAAGTGTAGCTGATGATATTTTATTAACTAACTCAGTAGAGTTTCAAAATCAACAAGACTTATATACGTCTGTTAAAGCGGGAGTACACACGTTAGGCGCTCAGAAAGTTATACAAAAATTAAAAGGCAAAGGGTTTTCAAGCGAAAGAATAACAAAAATTTTAGCAGGTAATTTTCATCCCACTGATCTCGCGTCTGATCCAATAAAACAAGTAATGGATATTATTGATAGGTTACAAACATCTCAAGAAAAAATAGATTTTATAGCTACTTTAAATAAATCACAGGTAGAGGCTATTAGAATTACACGTAGACTTGAGATGCTTTCTTTAGAGGACGCTACAGGTTTTAATGTTAAAGTACAAGAATTAAAAGAAGGTAAGACAGGGTTTGCAACAGGAGGTGAAGTATCTACACCTGTGCCTAACGCACCTATAGAACCTGACGAGCGTATAAACAAGCTCACAGGTAGGCCGTACAACGAAGACGCAGGTACAGCGTACATGGATGAAGATGATCCTATGCGTAGAATGAACATGGCCGCAGGTGGTAAAGTATTAAACCAACTAAGAAGGAACTGTAACTAAATGAAAGATGATTTTAAATACTTCAGCTTATCAGACTTTGATTGCCAAGAAACTGGCGAGAACAAAATGAATGTTGATTTTATACACGCTCTAGATCAACTTAGAGCGGCCTGTGGGTTTCCGTTTAACATTACAAGCGGCTACAGAAGTCCTAACCACAGCATAGAGAAAGCAAAAAAAATTGCAGGAACACATGCACAAGGGATAGCCGCAGACATTAAAGTCTCTGGAGGCGCACAGCGCTTAGCAGTTGTTAAACATGCGTCAGCTATGGGCATGTCAGTGGGCGTAGCTAAGTCTTTTGTTCACGTAGACATCCGTAAAACTGAACCAATGTGTTGGTGTTACTAGGGATGAGACTAGCTGTTGTTGTTGCGTTTGTATTAGGATCGTCAGTTCTGTTTGCACAAGAAGAGCCTATGGGCGATACTGATTCAACAAATACTCAAGATGGTAGTTTGAATACCAACACTGTCGGCTCAACTGTTAGTAGTAACAACAACAGCAAAGACGAGTCTGTTTCTAACACATACAATGGCGCAGGAAGCTCTAGCGATATGCCAGTAGGCTCAGCAATAGCTCCTTCCTATATGTCTAATGGCATGGAAACGTGTTTGCAGGGATCAGGCGGTTCAATCCAAACAGGAATTATAGGCATAACTAAAGGCAGTTACGAATCAGATGTTGATTGTAATAGACGTAGAGATGCTAAAGTTCTAAGCGATCTAGGGATGAAGGTAGCGGCTATTGCTAGGATGTGTGAAGACGTAAAGGTCTGGAGGTCTTTATTTATATCTGCAACGCCCTGTCCTGTTCTATCAGGTGGCAGATTAGTAGTAGGTAAAAGAGCTTTTCTTTTAATGAAGATGCAACCAAGCCTGTACATTCCAGACTACGGTGAGGTAAAAGTTAAACGGAAAGCAACATGGTCTAAGTTTGCACCAACACCAAAATACACAGAAACTCAAATATGGTACAACTCAATTTTAAATATAGGAGCAGAGAATGCAAATGAAGATGAAGATGAAGGTTCTAGCGAGTCTGTTTCTCAGCAGTTCCGTAGCTCAAGCAAGTGAGCTAGACGCTTTAATAGCAAGTAGTGCCGCTATTGTAGATCAAATAAATACAGGCATTCTAATGACCGGAGCCGCTATGGGTTATGCTAACTCTGGAACAGGAATTAGTGACGGACAACTAGCGGGTACAGCATATATAACTACAGAGCAAGTTAATGCTTATAATCAAGCTCTTTCTGGAATGGTAACTTACTTGCCCTACGGAAGCGCACAAGACTACTTAGAAGAACAAGCCGCGGCAGAGCTTGAGCTAATGGAAGAGGCTATTGATGATTTTACAACTGTAGTAGTAGACATGCTTGCAGTACAAGAGGTTGCCGAAATATCTGCCGAAGCGTCAACTCCAGATGAAGAAGCCGCAGTACAGGAATATGTTACAAGCAACACTGATGCGTTGACGATAGATCAAGCAGATGCTGACATTTATAATTCTAGTTTAGATTCTATAGAAGGACACGCTAATGCCGCAGGAGCTTTTCTAGGCGTAGCCGCAAACGCAGATGCTGTAGCGTTTATGGATCAAGGCGCAATGGATAATAACACGCGTATTGAAACAAACACCTTGAGCTACAGTGCATCTACTCAGGCTGTAAGCCTTGCTTGGAACTCTGGAAACCCCGCTACTAGCGTATACGTAAACGGCTCAGATGCGTTTAATATTAATTTGTACGTTTCTCACCAAGACATTTTAACAGCAGGGGAATCAAGTGGTCTGTATTTAACTGGCCCAACCTATTTAGGTTATGAGTGCTTTATGACACAAACCAACTGTAACGAGGGGGGATCGTGAGCTTAGCAGAAACAGAACTAACGATAGGCGGCACAAGCTTTAAAGGCGTTTACATCGCTATACTTCTTAGCCTTGCAACAACTCTAGGTGGTGGTGTGTGGACAGCAAGCTCACTATATGGTCGGCTAGAGTCTGTTGAATCCAGATATATACCCGACACTGCGCCAATGCAGGAGCAGATGATTGCAGATAAACAAGAACTTATGAGCGCAATTAAATTAATTGAAGCAGAGCTAGAAGCAAATGACGTATCTCAATTGCAGGGTAAATTAAGCGCCTTGGGTGTTAACTTGGCAACTATAGCGGAACAGCAAGATAAACTATTATTAATTAATGACAATGTACAAGACCTTGAAAAAGACATTGAGACTATGAAGGCCACTGTAACTAAGGCAGAACTGATTACAGCAAACTTAAACAAGCTTGACGGTCAATTAAAAACAATTAGCCGCGAAATAGAAGACTTATGGCAGGGTATGGATTACCTGTCAAACCCTTTAAAATAGGATAGAGATATGTTAGATAAACTGATAGGCCCAGTGACCGGACTGCTTGACAAGTTCATTGAAGATAAGGATCAGCGCAACGCCTTAGCTCACGAGATTGCTACAATGTCTGAGCGTCACGCCCAAGAACTTTCTAAAGGACAGTTAGAAGTAAACAAGGTTGAGGCCGCACACAAAAGCCTGTTCGTCTCTGGATGGCGACCCGCTATTGGTTGGATTTGCGGATTTGCTTTAATGTATTCTACTATCCTAGCTCCAATCTTAGGCATTTGGTTTACTGTCCCTGCTGTAGATAGTTCACTTCTTACAAGTGTACTTATGGGTATGTTAGGACTAGGTGCAATGAGAACTGTAGAAAAAACAAAATCAGTAGCGAGGGACAAGTAATGGCGGCAAAGAAAAAGAAGTCAACAGTTAACGCGGCAGGTAATTATACCAAGCCTACAATGCGTAAAAATTTATTTAATAAGATTAAAGCTAGTACTAAAGGTGGCAAAGCAGGACAGTGGAGCGCACGAAAAGCTCAGATGCTTGCTAAAGAATATAAAGCTAAAGGAGGCGGTTACAAATGAAAGGTGTTAAACATTATAAGAAAGATGGCACAGAGCATAAAGGCTCTAGTCACAAGATGGCTGATGGTACTCTACACACTAATAAGTCTCACACTAAGACAAGTGTAAAGTTATTCCATTTAAAAGAATTGTCTAAGAAAGCTCAGATAAAAGCTAAGGCAAAAAAATAATGGCGCTTAAAAAATCTCAGAAGTCTTTGAAGAAATGGACAGGCCAGAAATGGACTACTGCGTCTGGAAAACCTAGCGGTAAAACTGGTGAAGTCTATGCACCTAAAAAAACAATAGATAAACTTAAATCTACTCCGGCAGGAAAGAAAAAACTTGCCGCGGCTAACAAAAAGAAAAGAGAAGCTACCGCTAAAGGCAAACAACACGCTAAACACGGCCTACATAAAGGAAAGAAACGATGAAGAAAAAAGATTCAAGACTAGAGAGGGCAGGAGTTAGTGGATACAATAAACCGAAGCGTACCCCCAAGCACAGTAAGAAAAGCCACGTTGTTGTAGCTAAAGAAGGCGACAAGATTAAGACGATTAGGTTTGGGGAGCAGGGAGCAAGCACCGCAGGAAAACCCAAAGCAGGTGAATCTGACCGTATGAAAAAGAAACGAGCCTCTTTCAAAGCTCGTCATGCTAAAAATATATCTAAAGGAAAAATGTCTGCCGCGTACTGGGCTAACAAAGTTAAGTGGTAGTGTGGTTCAGGGCGCTAAGTTCGTTCTCTAAGAATTGATGAAGCGCCTCTAGTTTTGGTTTCGTAAGTTGTACAATGTTTCTCATAATTAACAGTTCATCTCCTTTGAACACTTTATTTAAATCACTAACAGGGATGCCGGACATTTCTGTCACGACAACCCCTTCACAGTTTATCAATATTTTAAAGCCTATGATGTTGGCTTCTTTCCCTTTAAACGATTTCACAAGCGCCACCAACACACGCTAACTCTTGTGAGCCTGTGGTGTTATCTTCTTGTTCAAAGTTTCCCAAGTCTGCCCAATCAACACCCTTGGGCATGGAAGCTAACAACTCTTTATATGTAGTAGCATCTATATCTTCATAGGGTGCTTGCTGATAAACATGATCACTGACAGGCAGTAAGCTAATGCCGCTACAAATATCAAAGTTATCCCATATCCACTGAGCAACTTGCAAGAACTCATCGTCTGTGTAGTACACCGTGATGCTTGGCTTGTGTTCACACCAGTGGTTCTGATAAGACTTCCACAGAGCTAACTGTTGCATAGCTCCAACTTGTTTAACTGTTGTACTAGACTTTGGAGCCTTTACAGGAAAGCTAAAGACAGAGGAGCTAGGTGACATTACATCTTGCTCTACTGGGAATCCTGCTTGCTCCATAAAGACTGCAAGTGGGTCTTTTTTGTCCGAACGAACCCTTCTAATGTAGTGCTTTGAGAAACGAGGATGTATGCCAGAAGCACTATCAACAAGCTGAGATACAGTGCCGCTTGGCTTAACGCATGTAATAGCGACAGACTGATTAATCCCAAGCTTCTCAGCCCACTTCTTGTTTGTTTTAACGGCCACATTCTTTAGTTCCTCTAACCACTCTGCGGTTTTATCTGATGCTGTACCAATAACAGGGTGATCCATAATGCCTGTCATGCTTAGTCCTAGTAATGCTTCTTCTTCTGTGTTCTTTTTCCATACATTCCGCAAATATCTGAAGTCAGTAAGTGTTGCTTGAAGTGTGCCGATAATAGCGGCTGTTTCTACTTTAGATTTAAGAGTCTTTAAAGTATCGTCAGCACGTATTACTACTTCAGATAGATTACAGAACTGATTACTGCGTAGAATTATCTCACTGCATGGGTTTGTGCCAAAGTCCTGCTCTGCATCTCTACGGCCATTACGTCCTGCAATCTTTTGTGCCGCTATGCGACTAAAGATACCGCGCTCACCTGCTTTAGATTCATACATGGTCTGCATCTCAGACAAGAAAGATTCAAAGTCAGGTTTCTCTGTGTACGCTACGCTGTTGTTAGCCAATGCACGTTGCCCCTCAGTCCTCCACCAATCTCCTGATTTAGCTTTAGCCATACGCTGATCAGATAAATTAGACAAGCTTATTAATGCTGAACGCCTCACACCGCCTACAACTACGATGTCTGCAATCTTACACACGATGTCATGGCACTCAATGGAGGTTAACTTACGCCCATTAGCTTTCTGAAAGACTTCAATACAAAAATTAAATAAATCCACCAGTGGCTCTGGCCCAGATGCTCTACCACCAAAGGTCTTGAGTCTTTCGCCTGACCCTCGTACTCTGCTCACATCCCACTGAGGTATCTTACCTGCGTACAGCATAGCAATCAACTCACGAAACGCAGAAGCCCAACCAATCTTACTGTCTGACACTACAATAACACTGTCAGTTTTGTGGAAGGACTCAGCAATTTCAGGTAGTTTGTTAATGAAGTTTCGCTCAACACTAAACCCAACACCTGTTCCACACATAAGTACGTACATAAGCTCGTCAAAAGACCGCGGTGAATCTATGTGCAAGTAGCTACAGTTAAACCCTGCTACGTTGTCTTTGTCTAAAGCCACCCCTGCTGTCATCATGCATCTCATGCTAGGCATGACTTCTAGGTTATGTATTGCATTAAATAACTTTAAGGCTTCTTTTTCATTTATTTGTTCGCGAGCTTTAAAGAAATCTACATATCTATTAACTGTCTCGTGCCACTCTTCTCGTCTAACTTCCTCTGGAATCCATCGTGCGTAGCGCGACTTGTGTATAAACTGTTGATACTGATCCATTAATTATTCTCCTTAGTTACAATGTTTGTTAGTAGTGCTAGATACCACATAGCTTTTTGTAAGTCTTCTTGCTGTTTGCCTTTGTAATCGTAGCGCCAAAGGTATTTCATACAGTTACCTTTAAGATAACCCTTGAAAGCTACTGAAGACATAGACTCTTCAATGGCTTCAATGCATTCAATTTTGCCAGTGTTGTAATGCTTTGGGCTGTTGACTACATCTTCAATCGTAGGCTCTTTAGTTGCAAGGTCTTTTAAGGCTGTGCGTATATCTTCTTCGTATTTATATGCGTGTGCTTCTTTCATAGCCATGTCAATGTAGGGCTGATGATCTATTGAGCTTTTTTCAATAGCAGGATGTTCTTTACGTACTCTATCCCAATCTGCGGGTGTTGCTTCATTTAGTCGGCTCATATATTACCTCTTCATTTAAATTAATTTTAGGTTCATTGCGCTTAGTATCTTTTAATTTAGAAGCAGAGTTAATTTTCTTGAACTTCTTCTTTCTTAAAAACCTATCGCGCCTCTCGTCTTTGCGGTTGAAGTCAGTCAAAACTCTCCCTCTTCTTTGGGTTGATCCAACTGTCAGGGATGCTGTCTTCACTAAACCACCTGAAGTCGTTAGCACTTGCCCACTCACCGTGGCTTCTTTTAGTGCCGTCCTTTCTACGCTTAGCTTGTGGCATTGGCGCACTGGGATTAGCAAAAAGAAACACTAGCTCAGTATCTTCTGGAAGTGTCTTGCTAATCCAGATGTACTTGCTAAACTCTGCGTAGTCCCAGAACCTGCCTTTAGCTTCAAGCAGAATCTTCTTGCCTTCAACCTCGCGTATAAAATCTGGGTGGTAGTTATGCTCAACAGTATATGGAACTTTGTCAGTGTGAAAGCTCCACCCATCTAGAATACCAGAATGTAGTTCGTACTCCCAGTTAGAGTCGTAGCCTTTAACCAAATCTTTTTCTACTGGTCGTTTGACTCTAGCTTTACGGTAGCCTTTCTTTACATTTTTCAATGGATGATTACCTCTCTGCGTTCTAACTCTGAATCTATAACTAACCGTAAGTCAGTGAGAAACTCGCTGTCTATATCTGTAATAGAGTTGCCTGAGTTATATAAAAAACTACCTGTAGCTATGATCATCTCTTCAATGCTCATTTTATTTCATCCAAAGTAATGTCTTCTATTACACGCTTAGGATTTTGTTTGAGCAATTGCTGTATCTTATTGCATACCCACTTAGGATGATAAGCGTTGAGGTGCATAGTTCTATTTGCCATGTAGTGTGTTTGGGTAGGCATAAAGTTTTTATAGTTATTAACAGTAACGCCTTTGCCCTCTTCGTCACTAAGCAAAGACCTTAGCCAATCAACTATAATAACTCCTGAGTGCTTCCTAATTTGCTTAGCTTTCTTTCCATTCATAATAGTAGTTCCTCTACTTTAGGTTCGACTACAACCTCTGTTAAGTGTGTCAGTCCATTTGAGTATTTAAAGGTTCGCAGACCTTCGCCATCATTAGAATCTTTATAACATTCGTACTTGTACTTGCACCAACTACAACCTTTGGGCAGTTTCATGTTTCCTTTCTTGCCATCAGGTATCGGATTATAACACAGTTCTGGTGGAGTGCCTAACTCTAACGCGGGCAATAGCTTGCTAATAGAAGTTCTAATGTTAGGCTTATCCATATCATCAGGGACGTACATGCACAACTCGCCACTCTCTTTATTCAACACCAAGAATCCACCGTTGTCTGTACCTTCTGCGGCTTCATAACCTGCAAGCTGTCCTAAGTATCCGAAAGGATCATCTTCTACTAATCGTCCGTCCTTAAACTTATTGAACGCAAAGCGAGAAGCAGTCTTAACATCAACCACCTCACCGTTTATCTTGCAGTCCATGTGACCCACGATGCCATCAACTGTAACTTCTTTCTGCTCGTCTGTTACTGTGTGTCCTGCCATACGTACAAGCATCAACACAACCTCTTCAAGCAAATGACCATACAGGAACTTAATCTGTGTTGCACCATCAATACCGCCACGGCCTTTAGGGTCACGCTTCTCATACCACAACTGGCGTGAGGGCTTACCTACGTTAGACATACGTACAGTGAAGTTAGTGTCGCGCTCTCTAGGTGTAGCCCAAGATACTAAGGCTTCTCTCATGCCCACCAAGGTCTTATCAATCTCTTCTTCTGTGAGAGGCAAGGGCGTACCGTCTGATAGACCTTCAAGGTGTTTGTAAATGTCAGGTACTAGAGTATCAAGTTTCATCGGTTGCTTCCTTTTAAATAAGTCATAGCTCTTCCAAGCATTTCAGGGCTGTCATCAAAACCGCCTAAAGCTCTGTTACATTTATGGCATAACCAACCCCTAAACGATTCTGTTTCATGGCAATGATCTAGAACCCAAGAGCCGTTTTTGGTATTGCCTCTACCTTTAACGGTTTCTTCTGAACCAAGACATATTGGACAAGTGTATTCTTCAGGAGCCTTACCGTGTTTTTGGTACAACACTTTGCGAACTTTAGAAAGTTTATTGTTGCATGACTTACACTCAGCCCTTAAAAAATTACCTCCATTAGACTTACTGTAGAAACTTAAAGGTAAAAGATTACGACACTTACTACACTCACGTTCTCCGTTACCTAAGTCCGAATGATCATCTTCAAAAAACTCAAGCTGTTCAGTGTGTTTCACTCCAGTTCTCCCCGACTTTATAGTCTCCGTCCAGTGGACAGTTTAAGTTAAAGATACATCCCGCTTCTTTTATAGCTTGAACACCTAGCTTGCCTACCTCTACTGCATCATCAAGGTGACACTCTATCTGCCATTCATCATGTACATTAGCTACAAACTTAGCATCATGCCCATGCCTAGCTATCTTCTGGTCTAGTATGATCAATGCTTTCTTCATCACAATTGCACCTGCACCCTGTAACAAAGTGTTGAGTGCCGAATGTTCTGAGCGCACTGTAAGCTTACGTCCGTCTAATGCTTTAACGAATCCGCTTTTAGCTTCTCGTTGTACTCTGTCCGTAAGCTTCTTAAATGATGGTAGACCATCAAAGAAGCGTTGTCTAAGTCCTTTACCGTGCGCCCTACCTCTTCCAACCACAGACCCAAGCTTTGCATCTCCTGCTCCGTACAAGAGGGCATAGATGAAAGTCTTTGCTTGATCTCTTGATTTAAGTCCTGCAAGGTTTTGATTAGCGGTGTGTATGTCTCCGTTGAGAATTTCATTTGTATATCCCTCGTCGTTTAAATAGTGTGCTAACATTCTAAGCTCAAGTCCCGAAGCATCAATCCCAACCAGACGATAGTCTTCTGGAACTGTCCAACAAGATCGGCAATCTTCGCCATATGGTGACGAACTACTAGGAATCTGAGCCATGTTAGGATGTGAATGAGTCATGCGCGATGTCACTGCACCGTTAGGATTAACGTAACCGTGTACCCTGCCAGTAGTTTCATCTAGCTCCTTGATCCAACTCTTAGTTTGAGCCAAGCGTTTCTGTAACATAAGATACCTAGCAATCATTGCGGCTTGTGGTATGTTCCTAACTTTATTTAAAGTTGACTCGTCCACAATCGGCTGACCTGTAGGTGTATGCTTCTGTGGCTTCCAACCAAAACGAACTAGATACTCACCGATCTGTTTACGTGAGCCTAAGTTAAAAGGTGTTTCAGTTTTACGTGCGATTGGCTTACAGTCTATGTCCAACGAAAGTCTAGAATGCTCCTCGTCAGTTAGCCGAACACCACTGCCGTGTTGATCAGTGGCTGTCTTAGCTACAGCACCTGTCGCTATAAACTTAGGTGTCAGTATCTGGGTAGTGACCACAGGCCGGAACTCTTCTTGAACCTCCTGCTCTAGATCATGTAGTTTAGTTTCAAACATAGCCATCAATCCCATGACCTTCTTAACATCTAACACAAACCCATTGGTGCGTTGTTGGTCTATGATCTTAGCTACGCCATGTTCTATCTGTACTGACTCTGGTGTAAAGCCGCGACTCTCAACCTTGAGTGCTTCATATACTTTAGTATTAAGCATTACATCGTTCTTGCAGTACTCTAACATCTCAGGCGTGTATTCATCCCACGCATTGTCTTGCTTTCCAAAGTCTCCTTTCTTAAACCCTAGACGATAGCCCCACCCTTCAAGTCCGTGGTTGCCTTCGCGTGTTGGCTTGAAGAGGCGTGAAAGTACGAGTGTATCAACGATCTTCTTGTCAAACAGATCAACCCCTGCAACCTTTTTAATAGCAGGGATGTCATAGCCTATCAAGTTGTGGCCTATCAGTTTAGTTGCAGAAGATAACATATCATAACCTTCTTGCAACTGTGTGTTGTCGAACGTGAATACGTCCATAGTATCAACGTCTTGTGCCACGATACAATGTATCTTCGTGGGGTCTAAGCCGTCTGCTTCTATATCAAATACTAAGTTACTCATTTTATTCTGCCTTTATGGTTGTAAGCTAGTGCCTTTTATTTGGTTCTCTAGGCTTGTTAATACTTGTAGGTTTGTTTCAACATGAAGGCCGCTAACTAATTTTCCTCGTAGCGGATAGTAATGGTCAACTTCGTGTCGAACCCCTGTAACTTTTGTAAGGTGTCGAGCCTTTGCGTATATAGCTTCTATAGCTTCAAGATCAGACCACGCCATTGTACGTTGTTTTATAGCGGCTCTGCGCTCAGCTTTTTTGATGGTGTTTTTTTCTGGATTAGCTTTATTCCAAGCCTTACTATAAGCCTTGCATATATCTGGATGGGCTTTCCTCCAAGCCTTAGTGTTTGCAATACTCTTTTCTCTATTAGCTTCATACCAATAAGCTCGTGTCAGCTTTGCTTTTTCTTTGTTAGCTTCGTACCAAGCCCTGTTTTTAGCTAAATTGCACACCTTACACATATAGGCGTGTCCGTCCTTAGCATTGGTTTGTTTATGAAAATCCGTAAGCTCCTTAGCCTCTCCGCACTTGTTACATTGCTTAGTCATGTGGACTCCGTGAATCTTTCAGCATCTCTTCGTAATACTGTATCAGAACATCATGTTCAATTGCAACTTTGATACCCTCAAGAGTGTAGTATGCCCACCTTATAACAGTTATAGGGCGAAAGAACTGCTTGTGCTTGTCTATCTCAAATCCGTTAAAGGTAGTGGTCATATTATATCTCCGTCAAATTGAGCAGGGTCATAAGCATCTAACTCGCGTAGCCTCCCTGTCTTGCCATCATACAATAGGTTAGTAGCAACGCCAACATCCCCAGTGTATCTAGACTTCAGTACCCTGACCTTGGTGGTCGATGCCTCTATCTCATCCTCTGATTGTTGGTTACGCTCCAATGCAATCACGCAGTCTGATAGCTGAGCAATACTTTGTGAGCCTCTAAGATGTGAAAGCCCTGTCTCAATGCCGTTCTCATGCCCCCTGTTGCCCTCTACTCTACGCAAGTGAGACACCAGTATCATACCACAGCCTGTCTCCTCTACCATAGTCCTGAGTCGATGCATGATCTGATCAATAGCTTTACGCTCGTCATTTTCAAGGGTTGATAGAACTAACATGTGCAAGTGATCAACTACAATCCATTTACAATCTAGACCTATGATCATGTAGCGTAGCTTGCTGAAGATGTCTTCTAGGTTGTTGACTCCGTGGTGTGCATGAATCCAGACACGCCCATCGTTCTCACCCATAAAGACTTTCTTATAGAAGCCATCCATCTGATCATCAGTATACTCACTCTTGACACTATCAAGGTGTAGCTTGGCGTTAGCTTCTACTGCCATGATACCTTCAGCAGTGCGACCCCAGTTCTCTTCAAGGGCTACGACACCTACGTTATCTTCCGTGTTGTTGATCAACCAGTGTTCAATCTCACGAGTAACAGAGGACTTACCTAGACCTGTGCCGCCTGTGAGTGTGACTAACTCTCCTGCTCTCATGCCTTCTAGCTTAGTGTTAAGACCATGCCACGGATAAGGTATGGCTGTTTTCTTTTCTGCTCTTAGCTTTTGATAGGCTTCAAACTGTTCGGAAAGATTCAACACACCTGCGGGTGTATAGACTTTAGAATCCCAGAAAGCACTGACGTATGCCGCGTGTCTACCTTGGCGCAACATATCGTTGGCATCTTTGTAGTCCA